CCCTTGTCGATAGGGTAACAGAGGCTTGGTCAGTGTCTATTCCAGAAATATACGCAGTGGTGATACTACAGGTTATTGTAATGTTTCCTGTGGTGTTATTAAAAATACTAACGGCGTCTCCTTCGCTAAAGGTAGCATCAGGAATCGTAATAGAACCACCCGTACCTACCTGAACATATTTGCCTACATCACCCGTGGCGAGAGTATAACTACTTGTTTTAGTCCCGACAGCAGACACATTGCTTGTACCCACAGAATTAGTTCCATCCGCTGTACAATTGGATAAATCCCCGCTTGTCGGAGTGCCAAGAACAGGAGTCGTTAGGGTTGGGCTAGTGCCAAAAACCAACGCCCCAGAGCCTGTTTCATCTGTTACCGCAGAGGCTAGATTTGCAGAGGAGGGTGTGCCTAACCAAGTAGCGACACCTGAACCAAACGAAGTAATCCCTGTACCGCCGTTAGCAACCGCCAAAGTTCCTGAAAGAGTTATAGTGCCTGAGTTAGTAATCGGGCCGCCTGACGTAGTAAGGCCAGTAGTTCCACCAGAGACATCAACACTAGTAACAGTACCGCCGACTTCGGTGGGATTGGCATTAAATACAGCAGCCCCTGCGCCCGCACCGTCCGTGACGACCATAACCTTTGAGCCGTTGGCTACATTTACCGTAGCGCCTGAACCTTGCTTGATGGTGATAATCTGGCTACCGGTAGTAGCGTTCTCGATCATCCAGACTTTAGATACAGTGCTTGGCCCTAATGTGACTTCTCTGGTAGCTGTAAGAGACACAGCCGAAGTAATCTTTAAATAAAAAGAACGGCTGTCATCCGCAGTGCCATCAGGCATCGTGAAGGTTTCGTTAGCATCAGCAGATAGCTGTTTCGTGCCGTAGCTAAAACCGTCGGTGATCAGCTCAAGGTTGGTGTTGGTACTGGTTCCCCAAGTGCCATCTTCATCACCGGTGGTGATTTCTTTGAGCCGTAAGTTGTTTACATAAGTAGCCATTTGTCAGCCTCTATAATGCCGCATCGCCCGCTGCCGGAGGCACCGAGGTAGCATAAATCTTTGTGCTTTGTTTAAGATTCAAAGCCTGCCCACAATCAGAACAAGTATCTGCCTCAAGTTCAGACTCATCGAGATCGTAACCGCAATTGCCGCAAACAATCTCAACTTCATGCTTAGGGTCAATCGTTTGACCTAAATCTACCGCTTCATTTACCGTTTTCATGCTGCAATCTCCGTCCAATCCGGTGTTTGTGCTGGGGTTTCCTCAGTCCAACCCGGTGTTTGGCTGTCATCTACCTCAGTCCAGCCCGGTGTCTGGCTTGCATTTACTTCAGTCCAACCCGGTGTCTGACTATTATCTATGTCCGTCCAATCTGGGTTCTGGTCTGGGACAATTCGTCCCCATACTAGCACATTTCCTATTTGCCCAACCGCCTGTACGCCTGTCGGGAAGACCTTAGCCGTGCCTGTCTCAGTGGTTTCGCCTAGAGCCGTGGTGCCTTGGACACCTGTAACATTGACGTTAGCATCCGCTTCTGCGGTAGCTGTACCCAGTGCCGTAGTGCCTTGGACGCCCGTAACAGCTATGTTGTTGTTGGTTATTAGAGTTACTGTGCCTAGCTGGCTTGTACCCTCAACCCCCGTGACACTGACATTGGCATCTGCTTCTATCTGAGCGGTGCCTAAAGCGGTAGTACCCGCCACTCCGGTGACAAGGAAAGCAACGCTTTCTTCTACAGTAACCGAACCGACACTTGCTGTAGCTTCTACGCCGGTAACCGCAACACTGGAATCAGCTTCTACCGAAACAGTGCCAATATCGCCAGTGGCTTCTACACCTGTCACAGATACATTAGCATCTGCTTCTATCTGGGCGGTGCCTAGAGCCGTAGTACCCGCCACCCCGGTGACAGCAACAATCGCTGCGCCGGTTACTTCAACCGACCCTACTGCGCCTGTGGCCTCTACTCCAGAAGGCTCTGCCGTGGCCCCTGCTTCTGCTGTGGCAGTGCCTAAAGCTGTGGTGCCTTGGACGCCCGTGACCTGCACGATGGCATCTGCTTCGACTGCGACAGTGCCTAGAGTGGTAGTGCCTTGAACTCCGGTAACGGCAACAATCGCTACGCCTGTTACGGCAACAGTACCCGTCTCTCCGGTAGCCGCATTGCCCAGAACGTCAACCGCTCCGTCAGCTTCAGCGACTACATTGCCGAGAGTAGCTGTGGCCTCTAGCCCCGTTACGCTAACTATGGCATCGGCGTTAACAACAGGAGTGCCGACTTCTCCAGTGCCTTCTACGCCCGTGGCGTTTACTCGGGTGCGTAGATCAACCGTGACTGAGCCAGTGTTACCTGTTGCAGAGACTCCGGTAACCGAGACGTTTGCATCGGCTGTTACTGCTACACTGCCCGTTGCACCCGTGGCAGAGACACCGCTAGGTGAGACTATGGCCTCCGCATAAACCGCAGCAGTTCCGAGCTGGCCCGTGGCCTCAACGCCGGATACGTTTACGCTGACAGAGACATTAGCGTCATCTGCTATAGGTGCCGAAGCTAAAGGGTAAAAACCTAGCATGACGCTTCTCTCTTACACACTGCTTCTATTCAGGCTCACTGGGCCACGTTATTGTGTTCGGAAACCCTGCTTGAGACGGCACGTCCCGAAGTGCTTGGCGATAGGTAGCCCATTCAGTTGACAGTGTTAAGTCGCTAGATGCTCTCCAATCTGTAGCGGCTAGTTTTTCATCTCGTTCTTTTCTGGCTTCTTCCGCAGCGCGGTCATCGGCTCCAGCCGCCCACGCTGCTTCTTTTGCATCCCACGCAGCTTCCTCTTCGGCAGAAAATGGAACGACCTCATCGTTTATCTGTTTGTACCTAGTCATTGCCTTTTCCTAAGAATTTTTAACGCCGTAGAGTCGTATGGTGCCACCCGTCATAGTATCTGAGTTTAAAGATAGTCTGAAACCAGTGGCAGGCCCAGTGCTTTGGTTGTACCAACCACCCAACATATATACCCTTTGTCCACCCATACTATCTACGTACCACGTTGCATCGTTTGCGTTGCGTATGGTGAAGTTAATTCCGTTACCATTACTACTCGTGTCAAAGCTACCTAGTTCAAACTCATTGCGCCCATTTCTGTTGTTTGCGTCTTCGTTTTTAAAGTTGTAACCCGTCCCTGTAAGAAGAGTGCCGTTGTCGTATATCTGCAAGTAAACGTCCGTTCCGCCAGTGCCGTTTTTCGTCACCCCGGTAACATCAATCATGTATGTATCATACGATGAAGAAAAACCACTCGTAATATCAACTGTGGAAACAGTAGTGCCAATAGTTGTTGATGATATTAGTTCTAAGGCACCACCGCCTGCTGCATCAGCAAACGTAGCATTACCAGAGCCGTCTGTTGTTAGAACTTGTCCCGCCGTTCCGTCCGTACCTGTATAAGTCACTGCATTTACTATAACAGTGCCAGTTACAGCGAGAATGCCGTTAGTGTCTATGTAATTACTGGAGTTATAGAACTGGATTTTATCGGGATCAGTGCCTTCGTCGCATCGAATGATCTGCCTACCACCCACGACTATTCTAAAGTCATCTGCTGCTGAGAAACCAAGATAACTATTAGTATCACCGGAGTGATACATGTAAGCGTCAACATATATTGAACCTACAATATCCACCCCGCTAGTCATCGTAGCTAACTTTAAGTTTCCACTATGATACAAATTAGTAGCAGCAAGAGCGTTACCTTGGATTATCCAATCGTTGTTAACATCGTCATAAAGACCTGAAACAGAGACGTTATTATGCATAAACACAACACGACCGCCGATGCTGTAGCCCTCGTAACCACCGTGTGCACCACCATCAACTTGAATAGAGCCGTAGCTACCTGAAACCGGCTGGAAGTAGCCGTTGCCTGTGTCACCAAGACGAACGCCCGTAGTATCAACGGTTATCTCAGAACTACCGCCTGTTTGAAGAGTAATGGTGTTAGTGCCAAATAAAAGACGGGTATCGGTGTCACCTTCGTGGTATAGCGAGCCTGCGAGGTAGATGTCGTCTACGGCGTTTAAATCACCTGTAATATCTAAATCACCCGTCAACGTACCGCCAGTTAAAGGCAGTTTAGTGGAGTCCGCTACGGTGATATTTGCACTACCATCAAACGACACGCCGTTAATTGTTCTGGCTGTTTGCAGTGTAGTGGCGGTTGTGGCATTTCCAGAGAAAGCGCCGGAGAATGTAGTGGCATTGACTGTTCCATTTACATCAAGCTGACCTGATGTGGGTGAAGTAGTATCTGACTGCCCATAACCCAAACGCATACCGCCGGCAACGGCCAATAAACCCTCTGTTGTCAGAGACATTGCGCCTTGAGCGTTACTGTGTCCAGTATCGCCCCACCAGTAACCACGAGCCGCTGTATTGCTCATTTGGAAGGTCATGGCGTAATCGCTAAGACCACCATAGGTATAAGTTGTTCCCATGCCTATACCGTAGGTATTATTAGTCCAAACAGATATTTTGCCTCTTGTTTGACTGCTGCCTGTCAAAATGGCATCAACGTCAATCGTTGTTCCGGTTAGCGTTCCTGTCAACGTGCCGCCAGTAAGAGGCAGTTTAGTAGAGTCAGCCACAGTGATGTTTGCTGAACCGTCAAATGAGACGCCGTTAATTGTTCTGGCTGTTTGCAGGGTTGTGGCAGTTGTAGCGTTACCAGAAAGAGCCGCAGTAATAGTACCCGCTGCGAAGTTACCGGAACCATCACGAGCTACGACTTTGCTTGCTGTGTTGGCAGAGGTTGCATCCACGTTTATAGTTACCGTGCCTGAAGTACCGCCGCCTGTGATGTAACTACCCGCAGTTACGCCCGTAATGTCGCCTACGTTGGTAGTGTAACCAGCATCGTTATTAAACCCGCTGTTGTTAATGTTGGCTTTGGTCAGTTTCCTCTGTACGTTTGAAGCATCAACAACTACAAAAAAGTCACCGTCTCCATTTGTAGTAGAGGTAGCAAGCTCACTTAAATCTAACGAGATTGTGGGTG